ACCATCTAGCATATCTTGAGATGGCAATATAACTTTGGTATTCAGTTGGTAATGTGTTGCTATTATTCATAATATTAGTTCCCCTTTCAATTTAATTTGTTTTTATCTTTTTATTTTTTTTAATTCTATCATAACTATCTCTATGTGTCAATATGGCATTGATATGACTACGAATAAAATTAGTTCTCTTTGAAGTTAATATATCCATAGCTACCTTTCTCATATAGTTTGGTTCAATGTCAGCTAAATCACACACATAATCAAAGTCTTCTCTTTTCTTACCAAACCTAGCAGTAAACCATAGGATTGATTCTCTTTTATACTTAGCATTTTCCAAATCATTTGTATCTTTTTGCGTAGCATCAAGCAATGCTTGTAAAATAACTGCAAGGAATAGTGTCCTCTCAGTAGAAGTGCTACTGATAAAATAACTTTCAACTGTCTGGAAAAACTTATCATGTTGTCTTATCATACCATTGTCTAGGAATACCATCACTTATCTTACAGTAATCAAAGTTATGTTTCTCACACCATACAGCATAAGTCATAGTACCACCTTTATTTAATTTCTTGTTTGGATTATCAAAAGCAAATCTAATTATAATATTAGGATTAGACTTTCTAAAAAATAAATGTTTCTTTCTCATCTCAATAGTTAATCTACCTTTTACTTCTATATAACTTCCATTAGGTAATAAGAAGTCAGGGCAATAAGTTTTATTTTCAAACCATTCATAACTATATTTATTAGGTTCATATTTAACTTTTACTTTTTTATCTTTAAAAAATTTATAAACCTTTTCTTCTGAGCCACTTCTAAATTTCATTTAATATTCCTCATATGAAAATAGTTTCTAACATGTAAAGCTGTAAAGACAATACACATAGCTAACATAAAATAACTTGTGGATAAAAATGCCCACGTTATCCATAACATATTAGATATTAGTCCATATAAAGGTGCATAGTTATCTTTATTACCATACACCCATACAGTAACTACTGCACTTATAGCAGCAAGTAATTCAAATATTTCAACTAACATCATTTAATTGTACTTCCATTACATCAGGTGTTTTAACCACATTGGTTAAGTATCTTGGTCCATTTGCGTAGATAAATTTTCTAAGTCCTGTCCCATTATTAGCATCCTGCCAACAATCCACTTTATAAGGACAGTAGGAACACCCAACATCAAGTTTACGATTACCACCAGCACCATCTGCAATATCAGCATAACACTTGCTAGGAAGTTTATCATCTTTGACAACATTTTTAAGATGAACGATTTTATCTTTTGCATTTATCATCTCCATATTGTGGACTGACATTAAACATATCCTTCCACTTTGTTTATCGATAGCTAGAAAAGCTCCACCATTTTTATCTTGTGCTTCAGTATAAGCTGATAGCTGTGCTATATATCCAAAGGGGTCATCTTTTAACAGTGAACGATTAGAAAACTTTTTAAATGAGTAGGCACTAGCAGACTTACAATCTGTAACAACACCATCAATCTCACAATCTTGGTGTCCTTTAATACCTTCAATATCTAATTCCTTTTGTTCATTCTTAACTTCATGACCTGCTGTCTTAGCTAATAATAAAAGTAACTCTTCAAGTATATGACCATAAGTAAACTTTATCTTTGCCCATGAAGGTAACTTTTCTTTTGTTATATCTCTTGACTGATACCACACCTGTCTATCAGGTTTACCAATCTGAGACATTCTTAATTTATTATTCTCAGAACGTGTGTTGAATAATTGTAATACACCTTCCTTTACTCTTTCAGCAAACAACTCCATATCTTTTTCACTAGGTTGTGTGCCATCAGTAATAGTCTGGTACATATCTTCAACTAAAGTATCAATATTTTTCATAGAAAAAAATAGGGGTGAGTTATTAACTACACCCCCATCTCCTTATTAAGGTTAAGGTTAAGCAGGTACTTCTGCAAACTCTGAAGTTGAAGTATCTGCATTAGATGCAGAAGGAATCTCTTCAAATTCACTTGCAGTTGAACTACCACCTTCATAGGCAACTAGGTTTATAACCTGAATAGCTTGTAAGTCAGCACTCTTTCCACTTCTACCAGTTGGTTTATGAGTCCACTCGTAAGTTTTATATAAAACATTTACGTCTGAACCATTACCAATCAAAGTATTTTGAAGTGGACGTTTCATACCATCCATTACATCAGGTGCTTTGTTAGGGTTACCATCTTTTCTTTTAGCTTTTCTTTTGATGGTTACAAAGTCTCCTCTATCGTCACCTTTGTTTTTAATAGATAGACCTTCAGCTTCAGCTAATTTTTTATTACTAGCATCAACTGCTACGTCTACAGAATAGACACCATCTTCATCAAACGTAGTGTTTGGTGATACAACTGATGCCCAGTAGGCTTTACCATTTAATATTGGCATATATTTACTCCTTCTTTAAGGTTATTATATTTTCGTATTAACTACGAATATCTCAGTATATAATTATAATCTATAACTATATACTTTGTCAACACATATTAAAAATAAATTTTAATTAATGTGTATCTGCCCAGCTAGAGCCAGTTTTAAACTCTGCATCTAGTGGACAATTAAGGTTGAGTTGTTCAGTTGTTTCTTTGATTGCCAACTTCACAATCTCTCCCATACTTTGTATGTCATTCTTATTAACTTCAAACTGATACTCGTCATGTATTGAAGCTACAAGTTTAACATCCAAACCTTTTGTGCGTACATGTTTAATCATGTTACGTAACCATACTTTACAAGCTATAGCACCTGCACCTTGTATGATTGTGTTAACTGCTTTATGTGGTGACCTAACATTAAAGAGTCTACCATCTAAACCTTTTACTTTACCTGACTGAGCAGCTTCTTCTACTTGACTTCTAAAAGATTTAAGACGTGGTAATTCAGATAAAAATTTATCAATAAGTTTTTTACCAACTGCCATATCTTTTGAGCCAACTATTTGTGCAATCTTTTTTGCACCTGCTCCAAACAGAAAAGCATATATAAATGTTTTAGCTTGGTCTCTATCTGATAGTCCTGCCATGTTCATATTCTTTGTGTGAATATCACCATTCAATATCTCATGTGTATACTCAGATGTGTTAATGTAATGTGCTAACATTCTTAACTCTAGTCCTGAAGCATCAGTACCAAAGATAACATGAGTATCAGGTTTATCAGTTGTCCATACTTCTCTACACTCTTTACCATAAGGTGAATATGTAGCAGGTATCTGAGCCATATTTGGCGAGTGATGACTCATTCTACCTGATACACAACGCAAAGTAAGGACACGACCATGCACTCTTCCAGTGGTTTGATTAACAACATCAAGCCAAGAAGAGATTTGAGACGTTCTCTTTTTTAATAATAAATATTCAGCTATCAATTTAGCTTCAGCTATATTATCTATCTTTGATAGTACACTCTCATCTACAATAGGTGAACCTTTATCAGTAAACTTATTTGGTTTCCAACCTAACTTCATAAGTCGTTCAGCTATTTGTTTACGAGATGCAAGATTAAATTCTTGATAACTAACTTTAGTAAAAGGTACACCCTTTACATACCCACGAGATTTATTATTTACTTTAGGTATGAACTCTTCCTCAATCTTTAAAGGTGGAAAAGTTTTGTGTACTTCTTTTTCTAACTGTTCAGCTTTATCTTCAAGCATTGCATGTAGACCACTAGCTTTCTGTTGGTCTATATAAAAACCATTGTCTTCTTGTTTAGAAACAATGGAACGTATGTCATGCTCAAGTCTCAAAGAATAATCTGAGAATCTTTTACCTTCAAGTTTCAAATGATTATAAACTTTATGTGTCAGTTCAACATCACGTCTACAATAGGTAAGCATCTCTTCACTAAACTCAGAGAAGTTATTGAACTCAAGTTTGTTGAATCCAAATCGTTTACCCCAAGAATCTAATGAGTGTCCATTCTCACGTTCAGGATTGTATAGCTGAGACATAATTAAAGTATCTTCAATCTGTCCAATAGTAATCTTTGTGCCAGTCAATCTATTTAATACTGGTGCATCAAAAGAAATACCATTGTGCATAATAATTTTATCTGCATGTTTGTTTATGAACGCAGGAAACTTATCATAACAATCACTACCAACAAAAGCATAGTTCTCATTTGTCTCCATATTTCTAGCGACAATACAATGTATCTTTGTTGCATCTAGTGCATCTGTTTCTATGTCAACTACTAAATTCATTATAAACTAATATACTCCTTAATTGTTTTAACATCAAATAGTTTTTGTAAACTAATTAAATACATTCGTGAAGCATTATGGTCTCCACCATTTACAGATACCTTTCTTTCTAAAGAGTCCAGTATCTTTTTTAGGTTCTCAGTTTTAAATATAAGTGTGGCATATATGTCCTCACCTACACATAAATTATGAAACCAATAGTCAGCTTCAGTTGCATTGATACCTGAAGGTTTACCATAACATTCATATTCAATAGCTATGTTGCCAGTTCTTTTCCAGACATCACGTTCAGATTTAACTTCAATCTTTTTATCTTGAAGCATCTCTTTAATCATATCTTCTCTAACTTTTCCATAAGCTAAATCAATATCAAACTTCTTTCTATCTTTACTCTTGGGTGTCAAACTCATCTGCACTCTCCTTAAAAGGGTTATCTATTTCAGTCATTCTACCATTCTCAGTAGAATATAATAAGTAAGAACCTATACCAGTAGTTCCTGCATATCTATTTTTAAGTACACGAATAGTTGAAGTGTTCTTTGCAATCTCATCATCATCTTGTTGGTTTCTTTCCATACCAATCACTGCATCAGATAACTGTGCGATTGAATGTGAACCACGCAAGTGTGATAAAGATACTTGCTTACCTTCTTCATGTCCCTTATCATTATCAAGTCTTCGTAAGTGACAAGCTAACAACATACCTATCTTAGCTTCGTGACATAAGCTACGAAGTTTAGTCATAAGAATATCAATAGCTTTTCTTTCATTACCATCATCTCTTCCTGATATAATTAAACTTAGATGGTCAACGAATACCCATTTACAATCACAACCTTTAGCCATGTAACGAATACGATTGATAACATCATCATCATCCATAGAACCAAAGTGGTCAAACAAAACTAATCTCCTATCACCTCTGAGTTCTTCAGACCATTTCTTTAAATCAGATGGTTCTTGTTTCTTCCACTCTTCAGGTTTGTGAAGTTCTTTGTTTGCATGTATACCTACCAAACCTCTGAATGTTCTTTTCTTTTCTTCTTCTAAAAACAAAAGACCAATCTTATCTTCAGTAGTTTTCCATATATGATATACAAGTTCACGAAGTAAACTTGATTTACCCATACCAGTACCTGATGTAAGTGTAACCAATTCACCAACACGCATACCATATAATTTATTATTCAATCCTTTGAAAGGATAAGGAACAGAATCAATCTCTTCCTCAACCCATAGGTCATCAACAATATCATCATATGTTACAATACCTGCAGGTGTATAAGGTTTAGCATCCCACCATGTGCGAGTAAACTGTTCACGTTTACCTGCCTTTAAATATTCGTTAGCATCTTTTAGTTCAAGATTAACTATCTTACATTTATTAGGTGGAAATATTTCTGATACTTTGTTAGCAGTTTCTCTACCAATACTATCACTATCAAAACAAATAACAATATTATCAAAACTATTTAAGTATTCAAAGTTTTGTTTACAATCTCTGACTGCTGAAGCTACACCATTCTTAATAGACACAGTAGCATAACGACTACCAGTCATTTGAAAGACTGCCATAGCATCACACTCACCTTCAGTAATTGTAATGTACTTCTGTCCACTTGTAAACAAGTGTTGACCAAACAATTCAGACTCAGCAAAGTTACCTTGAGTTGTAAAAACTTTAGGTAATGCTCTAATTTTATTAGCAACATGCTTACCTTGTGCATTATAAAATGGATATATATGTTTTGTTACCATTCCATTATTAGCTAGTGTTGTTACCCCATACTTACTTGCAGTTTCTTGAGAGATATTTCTATCTTTCAATTCAGTTCTGTCACCTACATATAAATCAGAATAACTATTTACATTATTTGTAATAGGTGTTACTTCCACTCCTTCTCCTTTCTCAAAGTATCCAC